TTAAATACCTTTAGTAAGTGCCGCCAAGTAGCGTACCAGCAGTCATGTTGTCTGCGTTTAAAGTTGAGTTAGATTGTAAAGCTGAGTCTGCCTTTGTGCCTTGTGCTGCTGTTGCATATGCTGAGATAGCTGTAGTAGCTATATCTCCTAAGCCTAACGTGGTACGTGCTGCTCCTGCGTTAGCGTCATCTATTAGCGTAGCGCCATAGGTGGACACTGTAGACGCTACTAGAGCTGCGTCTGCTTTAGCGCCTTGGGCTGCTGTAGCGTAAGCAGAGATAGCTGTAGTAGCTATATTACCTAAGCCTAGATTACTTCTAGCTGTACTTGCGCTTGCTAAGTCCGATAGGTTGTTAGCTTTAAGTGCTGATGCTGCTAATGTGTTAGAGGCCGATGATGCACTAGAGGCTGCTGCTGTCGCGCTTGTCGCTGCATTGCTTGCTGAAGTGCTTGCCTCACTAGCTTTAGTTGACGCTGTTGACGCGCTAGTGCTTGCGCCACTGGCTGATGTGCTTGCTCCTGAAGCTGATGTACTAGCTTCGGATGCTTTGGTAGTAGCAGTAGATGCTGAGCTAGATGCACCACTTGCTGACGTGGCTGCCGCACTAGCCTTGGTAGTAGCTGTGGATGCTGACGTACTAGCACCTGAGGCACTGGACGCAGAGGCTGTTGCTGAGTTAGCTGATGCTGTCGCTGATGTACTCGCGGCTGATGCTGATGTGCTTGCTGCTGATGCTGATGTAGATGAGCCGCTTGCTGAACTGGCGGCTGCTGTTGCTGAGTTAGCCGCTGCTGTAGCAGAGTCCGATACACCTGTAGCTGAGTTAGCTGCTGCTGTTGCCGATGTACTTGCTGCGCTTGCTTTGGTTGTTGCCGTAGCAGCTGATGTACTAGCGCTTGAAGCACTTGCTGCTGCATCACTTGCTTTCGTAGTCGCTATTACAGCCTGTGCTGTTACTAACGATAGTGTAGCATCCGTATTGGAATCACCAGCACCACCATCACCTCTGAATATAGCCATTAATAGCCCCTAGGAAAACAAAAGAGTAATATAAATAAAAGGGAGGCTCCTATTGGAACCCCCCAGTTTGTTACTAAGCGTTTACTGCTAGAACTATACCAGCGTCTGGACGCAATACCTGAACACCATACAAAGTATCGGCAGTGTAGAGAGTTCCTAACCACTCCTGCTTGTACTGAGTTTGTGAACGGATAGCTTGTTGCTCTGCTAAGACCAAAGTGTCTTTGTGACACAAGATAGCAGCTTTAACAGCCCCGCCAGCGCTGTTGGCTGCAGCAGCTTCAATGACAGGCAAGTTGCTGGATACATATACGTCAATTCCGTACAGGTTGCCAATCTTACCGTTCTGAACGCCACGGCCTTCAACAAAATCTGAAGACATATAACGATCAACACCCATGATTGCATTACGCAATGAAGGAGGTACAGTGAAGGTACGGTTGTCCATAGGAACGTCTGCATCGTCAAGCTTCTGGATAGCGTCACGGAATCCTGCATCGTTAAACACGTCAGATGCGGCTACCTGATCTAGTGCATAAGTCTGGATACCTGTGCTGCCGTCAAAACTATAGACGTTAGAGTGAACCCAATCAGATCCATCACCATCTCCAAAAGACTTACCCAAGTCAATCAGGTCAGTGTCAACTTGACGAGCTAGGCCGTAACCTGCGTCACCTGTGTAGAACTGACGGAGAGAAGCAAGAGCTTGGACTTCTGTGATGTCTTCAATCAAACGAGAGAATTCATAGTGCTTGTTGATGTTGATCAAGACTTCTGATTCTACGTTCATCTGAACAGTTACAGCTGTGTTAGCTGCTTTAGCAGTAGCGGAACCACGAGTAGGCTTAGGGACATGAATAACATCACCTTTCTTACCTGTCATGCTCATCTTCTTAACGAGATTAGCTAGTACTAGATTGCTTTTGTATGCAGCAACAACTTCGTCACTCCAGATTTCTGGGATGAACTTCGCTGCGCTTGTGTTATCTACGAAACCGCCTGTGGCGGGATATACTGATGTTGCCATGATAATACTTCCTTAAAAGAGTTTAGTTACGGACTCTACCTTCTTGATATGCTTGCATGATTTCATCACTTAAAGACAAATATCTTTCAGGGTCGTCCTGCATAAGTTTAATAATGTCTGAACGTCTATAGACTTTTCGTTTTGCCGTTTCTCCACTGCCTTTAGCATTGCCCGTAGACGCTGCTTTAACTGCGGTTTTACGACTAGCTTTTTCATTAACGGCAGTTTGAGTTACTACCTGTTGACGTTCCTTCCAGTTAGTGAAAAGTTCATCAGCAGCTTCGTAGTCATACTGTGTGTCCGCTTGTGCGAAAAGCTGTGTACGAATCTTTGACCCTTTGATCCAATCAACAAACTTAGCGTCAGTTAGTATAGTCTTCATATCAGGATGTTTTTCCTGTAAGTGGGACTGTGCTGCTGACTGCTTATACTGCTGAGTTACTGCTTCAGCTTGTTTAATTGAAGGATGATTCCTAATTGCTCTTTCGACAGCCTTGTCGGGATCAGAGAAAAAGTCTATGTCTTCTTCAGTTTCTTGGGTTGCTGGTGTTGTTGTGTCGAGTTGTGTCTGAATGTAGTTATCAACAACTGAACGTAATTCCCCTACTTCACTACTTTGACGGCCAAGTAACTTTTCAGCTTCTTGGTGCATCCGTACAATATCTGCAGTGCTTTTTCCTTTGTACTTGTCAGGGATGTCATCTTCAGGTGGGGGAGTCTCCTGTGTAACAGGTTCCGCTTCTGTAATCTGACTTACTTCTTCTTCATTTCCGCTGTCAACTTTTTGATTTTCTTCTTCAGTACGCTCGTCTATTAATCTTGCCATTATTAAACTCCGTGAGTAATCTCATTATGGAGGTGTATTATACAAAGCTTCTAATTATTAAGAGTTGGCCTTGCGTTCTTGCTCTAACTTCTGTTTTCTGTTCTTCATCCATTTATCAGTAGCACCCACAAAATCACCAGATATAGGATCAAGTCGAGAACGAACAGGAGATATGAGTTTTTTAGCCATTGACTTACAATCAAGACAAGGCATGTGTGTACAATCAGAGTCAACCATGCGTTCATTCACATGGCCGTTCTCACATTCAAAATCAAATAGCAAGGCCATTAGGCTGCTTCTGCTTCTTCTGTGGCTTCCTCTGCTTGTATACTTTCTTCGGCTGCTTCAATCTGAGCTTCTAAATTAATAATATTTGCGATAATGGACAGTTGTCCTTTACGGAAGTACATATCGTTACTATCTTTAGTTGCTTCAACCGAATTAATAACATTTGCGTTATTTGTAAGATCTTGTACTAAAAGTTTAAAACCTTCATTTGCAAATAGGTCGCGGTATGTGTTATAATATTGTTCTAGTTCTTTATCAATCATTTACTGTTTCTCCCTTAGGACAGTTATTTAAGTAATGTACCTACCTATTATACCACAGTAGACTGTTAAAGTCAAGCTATTTATTTTTTACTTTTTTCTTTTTAACTGGCTTCTTTTTAGCAGGTGGTCTTCCTACTTTAGTTCCGTATGTTCCTATACCCATTGGCATTTTATTTTCTCCTAGATTTAGCACCAGAACATTTCCAGCGCTTTCGTGATAAGTTGTTAGGTGTGTTTGGGTCGTTTTGTTTATCTTTAGATAGGCCCTTCTTAATACCAAGGCTTCTAGCACAGTACGCATCACCTTTAGATGTACCTGCTTTTACCCTTGAACCTCCGTCTTTAGCTTTGCCTGATTGACCATAGCTAATCTTTTTACCTTTAGCTGTAATCTTAACCTTAGCCTTGCCTTTTGCTGGAGTATTTTTAGGCACCTTGTACTTTCCCCTCTCTAGCAGCTACTTCCCTTTCCTTAAGCATTTGCTTGGATATTTCAATACGTTTTTGGAACTCTTTATCGTCTGCATCACCTGCTTTAAGGTTAGTTGTAACAGCTTTGATACGATCAATCTCAAGCTCTTGTGGTATGACCTGCGCTTCAACAGTAAGTTTTTGCGCCCTTGCAGCTGACTCTTGTGCTTGACCATTAAGTGCAGCGGACTGTGAAGCTTGGAAAGCCAGCTGAGCTTCCTGTGCCTGTTGTGCTGCTTGTTGTGCCGCTTGTTCAGCTTCAGGGTTAGGAGCATTAGCTTGCTCAAGTACCTTAATAAGCTCTTCACGATTGCTTAGGTTCATGTTATCAATAATAGACATGACCAGCTTAGGATACATAGGAGTGTCTGGAGACATAGTTTGTAGCAGCTGTACTAACTGAGTAACTTCGTACTCACGAGCAATAATACCTAGTGAGCTAGACGTATGGAACTTGTAGTCAGCTACTGGGTACATCTCAGGCTCAAACTGCATATAACGCCATGCTGCCTTAGTAACAAAAGGTATTAGGAATGCTTCTTGGAAGTTAATCAAGGTACGCTTGTGACGCTTAATAATAGCACCTAGTGACATAGAGACACCTGAAGCAGTAGACTGACCATTAATGGAACCAGCTATGCCAGCGGAATCAATAGCGCCTGTGGCTGTCTGTACCATTGTTTGTAAAGCTTGTGCTTGTGCAAAGGTAATCTGATTGACTTGACCAAAGTTAAATGGCTGTAGTATCTCTGACGGGTTGCCATTGGTTAATATAGTTTTTCCTGGCTGGATTGTAGGTTTAGCGCCTCTAGGCATACGGGAAGCATCCATTGCCATCATAGGATGTATGGTCAAGGCAAGAGCGTCTATCCTAGCGCGTAGTTCAGCGTCTAACGCCTTTTGACTGTTGTAGCCTTTCTCACATACTCCTCTGCCCCAGAAACGGCTAGGGACTACATCCCATGGGAATGCCACTACTGGACGATCCTGCATCATGTAAGGATTTTCAGAAGCTTTAAGCAATGTACCGCCATTAGCTATAACAACAACAGCTTCCACGTAATAAGAACTATCCTCTTCTCCGTCTAATTCAACAACTTCATCTTCTGAATCTTTATCGGCCATCGCTTTTACAAGCAAATGTCGAGGTACAAGACCATAGTACTTAGTAAGTCGTACCTTATCATCATCATAGCGAGTTAAGTCTTGATCTGGCTCTATATTAAAGTCAGGAGTAGCTGACGAAGAAACATCAACATCACGATATACACCACTTTCCTGTAACTGTTCTACTGAATGTGAAGATACAAACTCATCTATAGCACATCCTAAAGCTGAATCAATATCAGTAGCTACAGGGTCAATAAGGAAGTTCTGAGGCATTACAGGACGTAGTTTAACGCAGGTACGGTCACGGATTGTTACACCTACTGCTTGTAACTCACCACCCATAACAGGCTGAGAAGCGGGTGCCATTTCTTTTTCTTCCTCTAACACTACTTCAGCAATACCTGTACCAAAAACAGCAGCGTTAATTAAGCATTCAGCAACGCCCTTACGCACTTTATTCTTTTTAAAGTCATCGTCAAGGTGCTGACGCAACATAACTATATCTTCAGGCTGTTGGTCATGTATATCATCTTTAATATCAAACCATTTGCCACGACCAAAGGTAGCTTCCTCTAACTCTGCTACTGAAGACTCAACTGCTTGTTGTAATGCAGGGGAAATGATCTTAGAACGCTCTGAGGCTCGAGTGCGATCTTCAGCAGACCAATGACCACGCCACAGACGGTAATATTCATCAAACTTTTGTGAATAATTATCTTCAAAGTGATCTCGCCACCCATCACACTTCTGTATTACCCAGTTTTCTAGGTCTTGTTCTGTAGCAAAGTTCTCTGTATCTTCTAGCATAGTTAATACCCTGCGTATTTGTCTAGGAATTCGTAGTCTTCTTCTTCATAGTCGAAAGCATAGGAAACTTTTGCAAGTTGATCTATATATGCCAGTGCGTCTATCAAGTCATCGTGGACTAATTGATTAGGAAACTGAAATAACTCATCTAAAAACTGACTATTCCAACTACCTTTGTTTAAGGAAATGTTGCCGTGTTCAAAACGACCTTGCAAAGCCCACACAATCCTGTCTACTTTCTTCTTATTGCCGTGTGTAAGCTCTTCAACTCTAAAGAACCGTTGGTTCTTCTTCATTTGATCGTTTAGGTAAGGATGTACAGCGTTCTTTAGTGCGCCTTTCTCAATCCCTACGGCTAAAGGTCTGTAGTCTCTGACTGCTTCAAAGATTTTTCTGGCAGTCTCTTCAACGCCCCATCGCCCATGTATGATATTAGCAACCCACCAACCTTCAGTACCCGCTTTAACCACAGCAATAGCCGTTTGGTCAAGACGCTTAGTTTTGGTAGTGACTTTCTGTACGTCTGCAAATCCTGCCAAATCGACAGCAATGTAATAGTCACCATCGTTAGGCTCTTCTTCACTAAATTTAACATAATCTTCCTTAAACAGCTCGCTACCGTGAGCCTCAAAAGATGCCATGAATTCCTGTCGAAAAGAGAAGGCTGACATTGATTTTTCAGCAGCTCTAATCTCTTCAGGATCTAGCAAGGGGTTATCAAAGCTTGTAAAGTGATAGCCAACAAATGTATCGTCTTCACTAATACTAGCGTATTGGTATAGATCATAGAAGTGATTTCGACCCATTGGCGTACCAATGAACATTGCATCACCTTTTTGATCCGCAAGTGCAGGACGCAGGATCTGCTCCCACACCTCTGGCTTCATGTCTGCGTACTCATCCATAACAAGGAACTTAAGGCTGACACCACGCATTGTCTCTGGTCTATCGGCTCCCTTAAGTGTCAGAAGTGCGCCATTGACAAACTTTATCTGTAGATTATTAACATGGCTGGAAGCAATGACAGCATGTCCAAGCTCAAGAAGCATTTGCCACATAATGTCCCTAGCCTGACCCTGTGTAGGGGCAACGTAGAACACCTGACCTTTCTTGGCTGACAAACAATTAAGTATTAAAGCCCATGCAGCTAGTCGTGACTTACCTGTACGTCTACCTGCTGCTATAACCTTAAAGCGTGTCTTGTCTTCATATACTGTTTGCTGCCAAGGTAATAGTTTTACCTCTAAATCAGCCAAACTAGTACGTCCACATTACAGGAGACTCGTTAGTGTCCAAGTCGCGGATGTCAACATGAATAAAGTTAGAAGCAACTCCGATTCCTGAAAAGCCCATTTTAATAGCTTCCTCAACAATCTTGTAACGCTGTGTTCCGTTGCTAACTTTAATGTCTGCGGCAATACCTTGGGCATGAGTTCCTAAATTTTCCTTGCTTCGTTCAATGGGATGGTCTTTTGATCTAAAACCACTTGTTATTATAAAAGGGAAACCACAGACATCGCGCAAGCTATCAAGTTTTATTAAGAAATCATTTTTAATTTCATTCTCACCTGTGTACTGACAGGCAAACTCTGCTTTAGCAAAGTACTTTAGCTCTTGATCAATGCTCGACATCAGTGTAGTCCCCTTCAATGGGTTCTTGTTCGTTACCGCCTGAGATGATAGTAGTTTCTCCACCCACGCCTGTGATTGATATATTGATTGCACTCTTTCCACCAGTTGCCTTATCTTTCTCAAAGTAGCTAACGGGCAGTAATCTATCCATACACAACTTCCAAGCCGCTGCTTGATTCTTATGATCATCGTCCAAGGCTGCTGACAATATAGAATCCAAGACCTTCCTAGACTTAGGGGAAGCAAGCATCCTAGCTTTATAGTCGTTGATGATTGAAGCATCACCTTTAGGACGACCTACCTTGTTACGGGAGCCTGTTGTCTTTGACACAACATCTTTCTTTTTTGGCCGCCCAATCCGCTTCGCGGACTGACCCTCTTTAGATTGCTTTTCGCTACTCAAAATATATCCCTTGGTTATCTTAAGTATACTTAAGTATACTTTAGGATATACTTTAATTATATTCTTTAAAGTTTAATCTTAAAGTGTTCCGTTAAGTAGTCTTAAGGCGCTTGGTTATCTTTATCTCTTTATTATACTAGTTATTATATCATATCTAAGCCCTTAAGTCAAGCTTTATTTACTATATTATTAAAGTTATTCCCATGTCCCTTTTGTTAGCTTGTGTCATCCCTGTGGGCGACCTATGTTTACTTATATATAACAAAGACTTACAGTACACATGAGGATACAGGTGTCAATCCCAATTTCCTACTATTTTGTATACTGGCGGGTACTACTGTTTAACACGGGGAACCCC